ATTTAAGTAAACATATTGAAGAATTAGAAAGAGAAAATCAAAAATTAAAGCAAGATAATCAAGAATTAGATGAATATGCTAAAAGCATGTATGCAATAAATTACCAAAAAAGGGGTGGAGGACAAAGAAAATCAAGAAGAAAATCAAGAAGAAAATCAAGGAAAAAATAGAAAACGATAAAGTATAAAGTTTATTCGTGTATTTTAATTAGTATGGATAATTTAACACATAACAAAGTAAATTTATTACATAGTATAGTAGCTTCATTTTTATCCAATTATTATATTTATCATACGACAGAAAATTTAAAAAGAACAATATTTTTTATATCAAATACATACTTTTTATTTGATACTTATCAAATTAGAAATAAAGATTATCTAGATGTTATTCATCATATACTATCGTTATTTTCATTATTCTGTTTTTATTTAGGATATTATGAAAATATATTAATAAAACTTTTCAATTTAGCTGAATTGTCGAATATAGCAATTTTCGGACATTATCATGTTATAAAAACAGTTCAAAATAGAAAGATAGTATTAATATCTAGTATTTTTGAGTTTTTAATTTACACCTATTTACGGGTTTTTTGTATGACTCAAATGATTATAGATAATTATGAAATTGTATTATTTTCACCATTGTCTATATTACTCGTTATCTATTACATGGGCATTGATTGGTCATATACCTTGTTTAATAATTTAAAATCTGAACTTTTATCTAGCTAAAATTATGAAGTATACGCATAGTATTATTCTCTTACATGGGTTTTCAATGAATAAAGAAGATATGAATTATTATGTTAACAAAATAAATGATATTATTCCTATAAAATGTAATATAAAGTTTATAATTCCAAATGCGCCAAAACGTAAGACTACAATTTATGACAATCAATTATATCAATCATGGTATGATTACTTAACACCCCATTGTAATAAAGAACCTGATATAAATGAAAAACATTTATTACAAACAAGATATAAAATCCATAAATTAATTAAAAAAGAAATTAATTATTATAATGATGCTTCAAAAGTTTTTTTATGCGGAATGTCTCAAGGTTGTTGTGTAGCGATTGATGCATGTATTACTTTTCCTGAAACTATAGGGGGTATTATTGGTTTTAAAGGACATGTTATATCAAAATCTTATGATGATTTTAAAACACAACAATCATTATGGATTAGTCATGGTAAAAAAGACAAAACTATTTTCTGGGATTTTGCTAAGAAAACATATAATTTACTTAAAAAAATCAATCCCGATATAAAAATTATTCTTCAAGAAAATGTAAATCATGGTGTTCATAGTGGTATAATTCTAGAGATGAAAAGTCTTAAAAATTGGTTGAATTCTAGATTATAAAAATAAAAATATATATAATGTATAGTGAAGAAGATATCAATTTTTATATCTTTTTAAGGATATCTTTTACTTTATATGAACCAATATGTGTTCATCCTATTTTTCTAAGATTACACCCCAATTACCTTGTTCGTAGAAACTCTTTGAGATTGTAAAAGAAGCATCTACTAAACTATCTAATTCACCTTTTTTGAAAACATAGTAATATCTTTCACCTAGTAAATTACCTCTTTTATCTTTCCAAGACACCATATTATCTTGTTTTGTAAATTTTCTCCTTGAATTTTCTGGTTGTTCTAAAGCCCAAACAAGGATTAGTGCTTTTCCTCCTTTTTTTGTAACTCTCATAATTTCTTCAATCGCCTTTTGACGCTTTTCCATAGTTGATAAATGATGAATAACAGCAATACATATTGTATAATCAAAACTATCTGTTTCAAATGGTATATCTAAAACATCACCATAAATTGTATTTAATCCATTACTTTTACATATATCTACCAATCCTTGACTAAAATCACAACCATAATTTTCACAATCTTTACGATATTTCATATTTTTCCCATTCCCACATCCAATATCTCCTATTTTACTTCCTGGTTTGACACTATCTAAGAAATCTTCAACACATGACCACGGGCGATACCTTGTTTCACTAAATTCTTTCGCAATTGTGTTATATACACTCTTTACGTTGATTTCTTCAATACTCATTTTAATAGTAACAGACACTTTCTTTCAAATTTATTATTATTTAAAGAAAATTATTCAATGGGAATATATATATATAATGTCTTTTAAAGATAAACCTTTGAAAAAAATTGTAGCAGATACAAGGGTAACTATAGATGCTATACATACTGGTATAGTTAAAGATTTTAAAAATAATAAAGAAGTTTTAGAAGAAAAAAAAAGAGAACTGAAATCATATCATGATATAGAAAAAACAAATGAAGTTTTAATGAAAATAAACTATCTAGAGAGTGAAATAAAAAAAATAGAGACAAAAATGTCAGATGAAGTAAACTATTACCTAGAAACATCTGATTTACTGAATGAATATTATTCTAAAAAAGAAGGAACAATAGAAGAAACAAATAAAGAATTAAGTGTTTTAGACTTTATGAATAAAAAAAATAAAGAAAAAAAGACAGATGATTTAATTAACAAATATATGGTAAAAGTGGATGATAGCGTCATTCCTGAAAATACAACCGTTAATTTAGATATATGTAGTAAATGTAATAGCACACTTACACTTAAAACAATCGATAGTGTTCTCTGTTGTGAAAATTGTGGTTATACTGAAAAAATTATCATTAATTCTGAAAAAGTTTCTTACAAAGATCCTCCAAGAGAATCTTCATATTTCGCATATAAACGTATTAATCATTTTAATGAATGGTTAGCTCAATTCCAAGCAAAAGAAACAACTGATATTCCACAAGATGTTTACAATGGTATCATGAAAGAACTTAAAAAAGATAAATTTATTAAATTAGATGAACTATCTTACAAAACTGTAAGAGAAATACTCAAAAAACTTAAATATAATAAATATTATGAACATATTCCACATATTATAAATATTATTAATGGAAAACCAGCTCCGGTTCTCACAAGACAATATGAAGAACAATTACGTATGATGTTTAAAGAAATTCAAACACCTTTCATGGAACATTGTCCTAGTGATAGGAAAAACTTTTTATCATATTCTTATGTCCTCCATAAATTTTGCGAATTATTAGAATTAGATGATCTTTTAACATATTTCCCTCTCTTGAAAAGTAGAGAAAAACTACAACAACAAGATAATATTTGGGAAAAAATTTGTCATTCTCTACAATGGCAATATATACCAAGTATTTAATCCCCATCAACTATTACTTTTTCAGGCATACAGTTATCTAAAACTGCGAATGTTGTTGCAGCTAACAACCCAACGTAAACGGCATGTTCATTTATAATAGAACAATTAGGTATATAGAATGTGGAAAGCGAAACAATAACCAACATAATTACATATTTTAATAATCTTTTTCCGTTTATCATTTTATATAAATTAAATAAAAAAAATAAAATATATTAATATAAATATGGAAGGATCTCAAACAATGAATAATGGACGTGTATCTGATGCACTAAAGATAAGTAATTACAAAGCATTAGAAGATCAAATACTTTATGACAATCAACGCGATGATTCTTTGAAAGGTATTTTAGAAAGGACAAAATTAAGTAATATCTTTTTATCAAATGAAAATACCGCAAATATTCAAAAACAGATCAGATATGGTGTAAACCAACAAACTGGAAAAGTTATTTCTAATCAATCTCCTCAAGAAGTTAATACAGTTATGAGATCTATCTATCTACAAGAAGGAAGTGTTCCGGTTACATCTGATGAAGATGCTCTTCAAGTAATATCACGCTTAAATAAAAATGTCATTGATTATTGCGTAAATCACATAGTTGTAAAGTTAAAGCAACACGATATGTATATGAAGGATATTACACAATTACCAGTTCCTCTTGAAAGACCACAATATGAAAAAAAGAATATGACATACGATATGAGTAATTTAATGTAAGTTATATTTAATATATTTTATCGATCATCTTTTTTAGGGTAGACACTCCAACTTTTATATTGTTCTCAATTTCTAGTTTTTTAATAAAATCTTTTTGTGAAAGACAATTATTCTCTTCTTTGAGTTTTAATATTTTTTCTACATCTTCCTCCGAAAACTTCTTTTTGTTAACAACTTTTTTAGAAGATTCCTTCCAAACTAGTATTTTCCCCTGATTTGTTTCTTTCCATCCATCCATAACTACTTCTCCATTTGTTACTTTTAAATGACAATTCTTACAAAGTGGAACAAGATTATGTTTCACATTTTTGTGATGTCCATCAATCATATTATTCTCATCCGCAAATTGTTGATCTTTTATATGATGTGTCTCTAAATCATCGCATTTTTTACAACACATCTTACATTCATCCATAAAGATATCTTTATTGTATTGGGACTTTTTTGTTGTTAATATCTTATTCTTTTCAAAGTTGTTCTGAACACCTTTCGCAAATGATATAAATTCTTTTTCCATTCCCATTGCTTCACAAACCTTTAATCCATAAATAGATGGACCAGAACCTTCCGCTAATTTACGATCATAAATAAGAATATCTTTTTCTTCATCATAATCTATACGTAAATGGTATACGCGTAAGTTTTTCAATATCTTTACTTCTTCTAATTTAGTTAACTCATGAAGATGTGATGTAAATATAAATGTTGATTTTCTCTTACACAATGTATCTAGACCAGCGCTAATAATACAAAGGGCAGATGTTGTTTCTGTTCCTGAACAAAGTTCATCTCCTAATATCAATGAATTCTGATCAGAACGACTCAAGATACTTTTAAGTTCTTGTATTTCCACCGCAAATGATGATTGTGATCTGAATATATTATCATTGTTTAAAATTCTTGTAAATATCTGTGTATAAGGTTTATAAACAAACTTGTCAGAAGCTACAAACAATCCCGCCTGTGCCATAATAATATTTAATCCAATCGCTTTCATAAATGTTGACTTTCCACATGCATTTGTTCCGAACAATAAAATACCGTCTTTCTCACCATCTCCTAAACGCATGTCATTTTTTACATATTCTGTCTCAGTGTGAATCTTTTCTACAATTGGATGACGAATTCCAGAACAATCTAAAAAACTTTTTTCATATTCTACTATTTCTGGACGATTATAACCATTCTGAATAGAAAGTTTTGCTCCAGCACAATAACAATCTATTTCCGATAAGAAAAAGTAAAATCGTTTTAAACCAACACTATACTTCTGAAACATGGAAATCATCTTTGATTCCCATTCTTTCTTATTAAGCTTTTTTATCTTGTCTTGAATTTCAATCAATTTTTCAGAAAGGTCAGAACATACATTAAACTTTATCATTGTTGATGATCCATCCTTCTTTTTGAATGTAAAGTCTCCCTTTTTAAAACTGTATCGTGTCTTTCCATCAACCTTTACATGAATACTATTATCATTAAGATTTCCTAATCTTTCTTTTAATGTCTGGGCACGTTTATTTGTACAATACAAAAACCAATCATTTCTTTCATCAAAATCAACTTTGATACTCGTATCAGATCCATCCAAAAGTCCTGAAAGTCTATCTGCTATCTTAAGTAAATCGCTATGATATACTTCTGTCATTTTATCATAATTATCCATATCTACATTAATACCCTCTTTCATAATTGATCTTTCTAAGTTTCCAAATTGGGTTAGATTATGAAAAATAAATGTGTCCTTACAATCTGTGTAAAAATCAACGAAAGCTTTACATATATTCTTGTCATACTTATCTATGAGTCTTTCTTCTTCCATAAAAATGTTTATAAATTTTATAACATATTCGAATGAAAGTGTGTCAGAAAAGAAATCGCTCCGTTGAAGCATATTCAAACCCATTTTTCTCAATGATTTTTCTAAATCAGATACTTTTCTGAGTTCAGAATATACCTTTTCATATAAATGATTTTCTCTGAAAATATCAATGTAATCATATCTCTTTCTGATAACCTCAGGATCTACAGAAGGATATATTAATCTTTCTTTAAACAATCTTCTTCCCATTGTAGTTACACATAAGTTACAGATAGAAAGTAATGATTCATTTTTACCTTTAAAATAAGAATAATTATTTATCACATTCAGTTGACGAATAGAATTTGATGTTAAACATAAACAATTTTTATCACTCATCATCTCAGGTAGCTCAATATTATCCAATGTATTCACAAGATGATCTTGAATATACTGAAGCATATAAACATAAGAAACAACTACTTCAGACTTCATCTCTAGATCAAAATGCTCAATTGGTGTCATCATGATATTCAGATTAAATATCTTTTGTAAGAATTCATTCTGATAAGATGTCTTTTTGTATTCTTTTTCAGAAAAATGATTTATCTGAATAGAATTATGTGGTATGTCCCATCTTTGAATAATATCATTCTTAGTCAACTCAAATCCTTCAAACTGAAAAAGGATCTCTGATGGATTATAAAAGTGAATATATCTACCAATTTCATCTATCCATAATCCACTATCTTCTCCTTTACTCAAGATATAATGTAAATAGTTTTTACCTGTTGAAAGATCAATTGTAGACAATCCCGTAATAAAGACATCTTTGTTCATGTAAGCATTCTTTTCTATGTATATTGACATAAGATAACGTGATTCTTTATTATTGTAATCTTCAATAGTTGTTCCAGGAGAAAGAATTCTTGTAACGCCTCTTTCTGGATTTGGAGGTGCTGATATTTGTTCTACGATAACAACAGTATAGTTACTGTTCAGAAGGATATTTTCATACTTCCCTATAGTGTAAATAGGGAATCCAGCTAACAAACAGTTTCCAAATGATATTTCTGGCTTCTTTTTATTCTGTTTTGTAACTTGAAGAGCATTATTTAAGACATTCTGACATATATGATAAATATCGGGACCAATATTTACATCGTCATTGATTACTGCGAAAAGATTAAAGTGACTTCCTGCTTGCATCAGAACAACTGTATTTTCTCCATATTTCTTTGTGTATTTTTCATGATAATCCATATATTTCCTGACATGGTGTTGTGTCTCCATTAGTTAGGTCTTACATAATATTCACCTCATTTCTTTATATGGGTTCTGAAACAAATTTGAAACGTGTATGTAGATACATTCAAACAACAGAAACAACAGAAACAACAGAAAAGAAAGATAAAAAAAGAAATGGCAAACATGGGTTACAAGATCCTCGCGAAGTTCTGTCGGGAGAAGGAAGTCACTGACGCACATAAGGAAGGTATCCTCATGGGTATGCACATCATGGCACTTCAGACCGAGAAGTGGTTTGACAACGAAGACCATGCTATGGCTTACCGTATGGATACATGGGATGAGTGTGGATTCAGTGGGTGGCGTGAAATCTACGAGCACACGAAGGGATTCCTCGAAGCAGAACAACGCGAAGAAGATGAAGAATCAGATGTTTCTGATATGGAGATCTCGGAAGATGATGAAGGTGACTTTGAAGTAGTTGACAAAGAAGATGATGAAGGGCCAGATTGGACCCAATACACCTTTGAGAATGTAGACTATCTTGTTGGACCAGGCGAGAAAGGTAAGATTGTTCTTGAAACGGAGGATTATCAACCGGTAGGTATCTTTGAAGATAAAAAGATTGTCTTTGAAGACAACCTTCAAGTAGAATATCACTTTCAACGAGTGAGGGACTCAACAATCCCTGAAGATCGTGAAGAAGCATTTGACCTCATCACTTCTTTCCTAGAAGACCACTATGATCACGTAGACTTCAATGCGTATGATAAACCCTACTCCTTACATGTTTTCAAGAATTCAGAAGACTTGAGTCATGAGGTTCTTAACCAATGGTTCTACTTTGGCGTGGAACCGGCTTACTCCTCCTCTGCCCCAAAACGCACTAATGTTCTTGGAAAGAACATGGGTGAAGTTATGAAAGATATTGAATCTCTATTCTAGAATCATAAAAAAATTTCTTAGATGAATGTTATAAGTATTATTTAAATTTTTTTGTCTTTACATCTTTAGTGTTAGAGGCTTGTTATCAAATGTTAGCTTAATTGTCTTTGTTGTAAGGAAAGCACCAATCATAGGAGTACCATCCTGGACTTCAGGCTTTACATTAACATCGCAGAACTCCCACCGGTCCCGTAGATCATGAAAATCAGCCTTCAGATGAGTCGCCCGGAAACCACCGGAAAGTGGGAATCCTTCACCATTCGGAAGTCGTCCATCACTTACTACCGCAAACCATACTCCGTTTGACTTCACAAATGAAACGATTTCTGCTTCGCTATAAAGTCTTGAATTAAACCAGTTTTCATTCAACCGAGCATTACCCAGTTCACCTGAATTGATTACATCGAGTGGATCAACCGGATTTGCGAACTTGTTCTTGTAATGGCAATTTACATAACCACTTCCCTTCACAACTACTTCATTTGTGACTGGCTTAACGATATATCCTGGTGTATAATCTCTATGGTTGAATGTGATACGATGCTTCCCCCCCTTCTCCAGCTTCTCAAGAAGTCCGTCAAATGTAGTGGGTGGCTTTGAATCTTCATACTCACATGCATACTTCTTCTTCTTCTTCTTCTCACTTGTTGATACTGTCATATTCATGAAGGCATTGTTTACATCTGGAGTAAACTCTGGAGCACTTGGACGAAGCCCGGTCCACTTATCCCATGTAACAACTAGACTCTTATCAAAATTATCAAGGTTCGGAACGATTGACTTAGGATTACCCATAAACTTTTCCCACTTAGGATTGAGTGCCTTCGCTCTACGAGATGCCTTTTCACTCATTTCTACAGGGCATGGATCCTTCCGATAAATTGTAAATCTGCCAATTAGCATCTTATTTCCTGTATCTCGGCCACTAGGCCAAACCTTCTCAATCTCTACGGTTTCTTGTCCATCCTGTCGGTGGAATACAGTGAATGGCATATCAACACCTACCCTTGTCTTTCGGGAATAGAGGTTGACATATACGTCCACAACTGCTTCACTCCCATTGTGAATATCAACACTCACATTTTCACATGGATTAGCTTCAGGTCTACCAGCATTAGCATCAAAATCAAGGAGATATGTTACATCCCCAGAAGAATAACCATTTCCTCCGAAACATGGTATTTTCTGATTCTTAACACCGTAGAAGATATGGGGTCCATTTGGAATGATAGGCTGAACATGAATATCAAAGTCATCGGTAAACTTTCCATCCCACGCAAGTCCAAATCCACTCTTTGAAGTAACATTGTTCTTGCGGATAGCCTGATTGAACTGACTTCGCATATATGTTTCTGGGTTAGAAATTTCATCCATCTT